GATGGTGGAGTAGTGCTTTCATTAGGATCATATTCTTCTATTTCCTGAGCACCCTGATTACCGTTATTATTGTTGTTGTTATTATTGTTATTGTTATTGTTATTACCACCGCCAAAGAGATTATCTGGAAGTTCAAATTGTGGAATAAATTGTCCAATACCTGGTATTTTTCTAGCAGCATTAGCAGCTGCTTCAACAAGGAATGTAATGAGTTTTCCAGCAGGTTCGGAGAATAAGTTAAGACCAACTCCTGTAAGAATCAGAGCTGCCATTGCTTTGTAACGACCTGTCAAGAGAGCAAGTGCTCCCTTTGCAATCATCATCGTACCTCTCATCTTGATGAGATTACTGACGACACTCTCACCAAGTCGTCTAAGTTCTGTCGTATTTCCTTCAGCAAACAGTTTTATTGCTCTTACACCCCGAGTGAGCAACCAACCACCAAGTAATGCAGTAAAGAATCCACTAAGTCTTGATAATATTCCTTGTGCTTGTCCTGCTAATTTTTGTGCAGGTCTGATCGTCTTTGCTTCTAATTTTCTTTCGAGAGCAGATTCTGCACCTTCTCTTACTTTTTGTTCTGCTAATTTTCTTTCAAGAAATGCTTCTTGCTGCTCTTTCTGCCTTTCTAAATTTTGAGAGGTTGCTAAACTCCTAGCAACAACTTGCATAGAACCAGCAAGAGAATTGACCTGAGCAGTCAAATTTTGTATCTGATTTGATACAACTCCCAATTGAAGAGAGTTTTTGTTGATTACATTTGTTGTTGTAGAATCTATCTGAGCAGCACCAGGAGCAACCGCTCTGCCCGTAAACGCAGCAGCAGATACTGTTGTTCTCCTACCTATAACTGGGAAACTACTAACCATTCTGTTGCTGCGCTTTTAAGTTCTCTTCTTCTATGTACTGTTTGAGGAAAGCGAGATAAACGTCTTTCTCCCAAGGTATCATATTTTCTAGTTCTGTCAAGCTATATTTATGGTGCTGCATCAAAGCAAAATTTATTCGAAAGTATGACTCTAAGTCAATATGAGCCATACTTACGCGAAAAAAGACGCTAGCCCCTCCAGTACAATTTCACTCTCTACATCAGTGTTAGGATTCTTGACCTGAATAGTATGAGAAAGTTTAGGCATTGTAGCAAAAAACTTCTCAATCTCTTTGAATTGTTTTGAACTCAGTGAGTCAAGAAAATCGCGAAGTTCTTTCTTGGTACAATCTGTCGAAGACCAAGATTCTTCTTCATTGTAAACTTGCTCGATACACGAAGTAATAATGTCAAAGGTTTCATCAACGTTGACATCATCAATAGCAAAGTTATTTTTCACAAACTGATCCATTGATGGATACTTCATTCTCAACGTCAAACTATCATCAAGTTTAATATCTGGTGAATGATTATCATCATATTGTATTCCAATGTCATCAAGAACAATGTTCATAGGAACTTTTGTAGAACCATCATCAGGACAAGTTACTAGAACTTCTACTTCTTCACCAACAGACTTACCACGAATGTTGAGGAACAAATATTCAATATCAAATGTTGAAAGTTCTTCTACTTTCACACCACGAGTAATAATACAATTTTTGATAACATCTTTAACTGCATTAGCAATTTGAGTGGTATCTTCACTTTCCATCGCGATGATAAGAACTTTCTCTTCCTTAACTAAGAAAGGTCTATACTTAATTTTTTTCTTAGTAGAAGGAATCACCAACTCATAGGTTGGTGTTGCAATTTTTGGTAAAGGCATAATATCCGAAACAATTCAGTAAAATTATTTAGATGGGTTATAGGATACGGAAAGCGTTGTCAAAGTTGGCAGAAGAATTTAAAGTCGTATTTGCATTAAAACCACCTATATCTGTACTAGAAAGCAATTCAGAATAATTAGATATTGTTTCATCGTTTGGTGGAATGATACCAGTATCTAATTTTGTCCGTGGTTGGAATTCATTACTTCCTCCTCTGGATAATAGTTCGGGGAGTGAGTTTGGTGCCTTGTTGCCATCATCACCTTTCGCATAGTTGATAGAGTATGATTCACCTGCAATGTATCTTTCAAAGTTAAACGTACAAGATGCTTTCAAGATCTGCGAACCTTCATACGACACTGAAGTAGAATTCAATGAGATTGGGAACAATCCAATAAATCTATATTCAATATACTTTTTGTAATCCTTATCAAACTTTGTAATTTTTGTATAATCACACTTATATTCATTAGGATATCTCATTCTAAAATAATATCCTCTTTCTGCTGGACTTGAACCCTCAGGACCAGTAGTGCTTCCACTAGCAATCCACTCCATCCAGTGTTCGATGAACTTCAATGAACGATAGTCAGTATCAACATAGAAGTCCATATCCATTTGAATGAACTGTCTAGTATGTGCAAACTTTTCATTTACACCCATATAGTTGCCATTGATATCCGCAGTTGCAAAACTACTTCCTGGGAGATTTGCTCTACACGCTAAGAGACCAATACTTTCTCCAAGGAATCTAGAATCCATTCCCCTCTGCATCAAATACTTTTTCAAGAATGCTGGGAGTCCACCAAACTCTACCAGATAATGTGATGTAAGTGCTACTTGTGATATCAAAGGTTTTATGTCTGATATTCTTTTAGGAAACGGTCTAGGCACTCTAAATATCTTATATGAGATTATTAGTTATTTAGATGTCATACAAGGGAAAATATTCACCGTCACATCCCAAGAAATATAAGGGTGATCCAACCAATATTGTTTATCGTTCCTTATGGGAACGAAAGTTTATGGTCTACTGTGATAACAATGAAAATGTATTGGAATGGGGTAGTGAAGAGATTGTTCTCCCATATCGCTCACCAATTGATAACAAGATTCATAGATACTTTCCAGACTTCTACATCAAGTATAAAGATGTGAGTGGTAGAATCAAACGTTCACTGATTGAAGTCAAACCAATGAGTCAGTGCAGTCCACCAAAGAAACCACAACGTCAAACAAAGAAGTATCTGAACGAAGCATACGAATATGCCAAGAATCAGGCAAAGTGGAAAGCAGCAAGAGAGTTCTGTGCTGATCGTATGTGGGAATTTAAAGTATTGACTGAAAAAGAATTAGGTATCAAATAATGGCACGAACCATTAAGTCTGGTGGTAAAATTGGAAACAAATATTTTTATGTTTACGAAACTGGTGAGGTAACTTCCAGTAGTGATCCCAACATTAAAGTTGGTTCTAATGTATATGATGATGGGATACGTAAAGATCCAAGACCCAAAAGCAATAGACCAACTGATACCGACGCAAATAGAAATAGAATTCGTGTCGTAACAAATAATGTAACTGGCGTCAGAGATCCTTCTATTGTAATGGGAGAACTTATAAAAGTATTGGATAAGGCAGATGCACCAATACCTGGAAAGTTATATGTCTATCGTTATCGTGCTATCACACCTGGTATAAGATTTGATAGAAATCCTGTGGTTCAAATGCGTACACCATTAGAAGATGGTTGGATTGCAGAGAACTATCATTGGTTAGGCAAAGGTCAATCGGTAAGAAGATATCTTGCCAATGAAGTTATGTCAGAAGGAATCTACGAGATCTATCCATCAGAGTTGAGAGATGTTCTTATGCTACCTCTGGCAGATTTTGCGATGAGTAGCTAAATAACTAAAAAATAATCTTCAATGAGAAGACAAGAACTAATTGAAGCTAATAGAGCGAGAGCAAGGGCAAGGAGATCTAGTACATCTACTTCGGATGATGCTGCGGAATTAGCAGCAGAGAATGCTGGTACAACAACACCAGAAGATGCTGGTAATGCTGGACCAGAAGAACCACTTCGATTGGTTTATCCAGAAAGAATGATGGAGTCTGCTACAGACTACCTTTCAATAGCAATTTTTGATTATGCAAAAGACACGAGTAAAGAAACATCTAAAAATCCTATTAACTTAACAGCTAGGGCAGATGAGATAGAAAAAATTCTTTCAGACAGTAGTAATGAAAGTTATGTAGAAAAAGCGAAAAAACTTCAAAAAAATTCAAGATATATCATCCTACCAATACCTCAAAGTGTATCTGATAGTGTTGCCGTAGATTATGCTTCCGATACAATAAATCCCCTCCAAGTAGCAGGTTTAAATGCAACCAAAGACTTTATGCTAGATGGAAAAATAGATTTGGGGGCAATTAAGAATCAAGTAACAAAGATTCTTAGTAAAGATGGACAAAATATTCTGACGGATCAAAATATAAATCTGCTTGCTACTGCCTTATCTGGAAAAGCAATCAATCAACTTGGTGCAAACGTTTCTGTATCATCTCTTATTTCTAGATCCCAAGGTTTAATCCTTCAATCAAATCTTGAACTGCTTTTCAGTGGTGTTCAATTAAGATCATTCCCATTTATCTTTGATTTTGCTCCAAGAGATGCAGATGAAGCAGAAACAGTAAGAAAAATTATTAGAACGATTAAAGCATCGATGAGTCCAAGAAGAGGAGAATATCCTGGATTATTCATTCAATCTCCAAAACTGTTTAAATTTGCATATTGCCATAGAGGAAGAGAACATCCATTCTTGAACAAAATGAAAACTGGATTCTTGACATCAATGAACGTTGATTACACAGCATCTGGAACATATGCAACTTATGATGATGGAACACCAGTTCATATGAGAATGACATTACAGTTCACCGAAATGAACCCAATTTACGCAGAAGATTATGGTTCACCAGCAGCAGGTTTAGGAGTAGGTTACTGATGTCTTATTTTAGAGAATTACCCAACGTTGCATATCAATCGAATCTTTTACATAAGGTTTCGTCAAGAGAATATGTTGTAATTAAAAATCTTTTCCGAAGAGTGAAGATTAGAGATGAGATCAAAGATCAAGTTGCTCTCTATGAAAAGTATACTATTAGAGATGGTGAGAGACCTGATACCATTGCAGATAGACTTTATGGATCACCTGAATTAGATTGGATTGTTGTGCTCAGTTCTGGTATCACAAACATCAAATCAGAATGGCCATTGTCTAACCGTGATGTCTATCGTTATGCGGAAGGAAAGTATGGTACAGAACTAAATGCTGTGCATCATTACGAAACACTCAAAGTTAATGATTCAAAAGGTAGATTAGTTCTTCCTGCTGGTCAGATTGTCAATAAGGAATTTACTATTCCTGCACCATATGAAGGAAACTATACTGCTATTGGTGCATACGAAGATACCGAATACAGTGGCAATAGTGACATCAACCCTGTAATCGGCATTTCGAACTTTGAATATGAGACCAGAGAAAATGAGAAGAAGAGAAGAATTGAATTATTAAAGTCCAATTACGTTGGACAGTTTATTAGAGAGATAAGAGAGATTATGAACTATGGTGAAAGTTCTCAATTCATCAACGAGAAGTTAATCAGAACTGAGAACACTAGACTTATCGGACCATAAGAGATCTAAACTCTTATCGAACACCATCACATATCTGTGCTTTTGTGTTCGATCTCTCCACTCACCTTCTTCTCCTTTGATACTTCCTCTGGAATGTTTGGTTCCGTCTGCAAAGTAGAAATCTTTCTTTCTGTCTGATAGACCACAGTAGCGAAAATTGCAAGCACGATAAATTGTGCCATTATGGTAGTCGCTATCAGCGTAGGAAATGATTGCGCGAACTTTGGTTTCTTTTCGAAGTCTTTTGATACACCTGGCAACGAACCAGGAAGTAATATTATATTCTGTTTGCTGAGTGTCAGGGCGAATGCAAAGTCGTGATAATTCAAACAACCCTTCTTGTTCATGACGTTCTAAACCGAAGGCACCTTTTGCAATTTCGGGAACAGGGAGACCTGTAAAGATGCAGACTCCCTGAACACCACCAATATTCAATGGACAAAAGTCATTATTCTCATAAAGACCATAATTATAACCCGACTTGAATCCTTTGGAGATATCCTTCAAATAATGATACCGCAGAAGAAGATCTGCGGCATCAGATTTGCTTATTCGGTCGATATGATAATCAGACTTCACTTGAACAACAAACTATAATAGGTAGCAACAACGAGGAGCGTTAAACACGCTCTCTCATAAGACCATCGTTTCACTCTTGGGCAAGACGTGCGAAGTATGCAAGAGTATCGTCGTCTTCATTGCTGTTAGAAACAGTGATGTCAGGATCATTGAATCCACCATCAGTGCTGTATTCACCAGGAGTAGAAGTCACTGCGGGTGCAGTACCACGACGCTCTGCTTCAAACTGACGCTCTTCCATTACAGACTCTTCGTCTTGGAAGCGAGGAGTGCCTTTGTTACCCAGCACATAGTCCAGACGCTTTTTCAGTGCGTCGTAGTCCTTGAACTGGTCAGCAGCAGTGAACTCAGACAGAGAAGACTGCTTCTTCCAGATTGCTTCCATAGCATCATCATCTTCCAGAAGTGCATCTTGACGTGCAAACTCAGAAGAATCATAGTTACGATAACCTGCAACGTTCTTCGCTTTCAGTTTGAAGTTGGCACCCTGCCAGAAGTCGAAGGGATCGATTGCTTCCTCGTCCTCAAACTCAGGTTGCATTGCAGCAGTCAGTTTGTCAAAGATCTTCTTGCCGTACTTGTACAACATCACTTTACCTTCATTCTGAGGATTAGCAGGATCTTTCACAACGTAGATGTTGCTGATGTAAGTCAGTTTACGCTTCTGCTTACGAGCAGCATCTTTACCTGCATCAGTGCCGTTGTTCCACAGCATAGAGTTGTACTCAGACACAGGATCTTTCTGTCCCAGAGTGGTCAAAGAGTTCTCGATGTACCAACCGCCAGGACCTTGGAAGGCGTGAGAGTACAGTTTCACGAA